GTAATATTCTGATTATCGATGACCCGATTAACGCGCGTCAGGCGATGTATCATCATCAGCGTGATTTGACGAATCAGTGGTTTGATCATACCTGGTCGACACGGCTTGATGATAAACAGCACGGTGCGATGGTAATTGTGATGCAGCGCCTGCACCCCGAGGATTTATCGGGGTATCTGCTGGCAAAAGGCGGGTGGGAGCATTTATGCTTGCCAGCGATTGCGCCTGAAAACACGACAGTGAGTGTTAAAGGATTTCAATATGCGCGACCAGCTGGCGAGGCGCTGCATGCCGCTCGTGAGCCACTTGCGGTGCTTGAACGGCTGAAGCGTGATTTAGGCAGTGCGAATTTCAATGCACAATACCAGCAAGCTCCTTTACGCAACCAAGATGGATTGGTAAACCGCGACTGGTTTGCGCGCTTTGCCCCAGCGTCCGTGATGAAGGATGAGCGTTATGTTCAGTCATGGGATACGGGGATTAAAATGGCGGCGCATCATGACCCAAGCGCTTGTGCCACGTTTCGCGTAACGCAGGAACGCCATGAGCTAGTGGATATGCTGGTGGTGCGTTTGGAATACCCGCAACTCAAGCGGTTGATAATGCAGCACGCACGCAACTTTAACGCAGAAGCAATCTTGATTGAGGATAAAGCGAGCGGCCAGTCGCTGCTACAGGATTTGCGGTCAGAGAGTGATTTGCCAATGATTGGCTGTATGCCGGATGCAGACAAAATAACCCGTTTTCTGCGCATCACACCGTTGATTGAGGCAGGCAAAGTGGCGTTGCCAGAGTATGCCTGCTGGCTTGCTGATTTTGAGCGTGAACTCGAAGATTTTCCCCATGGCCGACATGATGATCAGGTGGACGCGCTAAGCCAGTATCTCAATTGGGTACGAAGCAGAGGCGGTGATGACCGTATGCGGGTGCGTCGTTTATAGTTGATCGTGAGCGGGCATCCTCACGTTTTGTCATGAAATGTTCACAATCGCCGCGACGCTGTTGTGGTAAGGTTGGAGAATGAACAATTCTGAGTCCACCATGCGCGAAAATGAGCGGCCATCGCAGCAAGCGCTTTGGTTGCGCGCGATTATCAGTGCCGCGGTGTTTGGTTCAATGGGGGCTGTGGTTGGGCGCTGGCTTGGTAAACGCGGGAATGATCGTGAGACACGCTTTGCTGAATCGGTCATGACGTGGAGTATGGGGACGTTCTGCGGGCTTTTAGCTTCGTATTCGACATTTAAGGCGGCGGAGCAAAGTAAGGATGAACCAACTGCGACCCATCATGCGCATGCTATCCCGCCGCGCATCGCGGAGGAATCGCCAGCTCGTATGGCAAAGCTTGGCGAACTTACGCATGAAGGAAAAATCCATGCGCATGGCCCGCAATCCGTCATCGAAAAATAATTTTGCTCACACCCCCTTCCGGGTGTTTGGAATGCGGGTTACAACCTTATATATAGAATGGCATTCGTGTGATTGAGCCTCAAGGCAGCGCAAACGCGTAATAGCAAGGCTCGCCATTCTTTTCATTGCACCCCTTAAAAACGGATACACCCTATGGCACGTATGATCCCGTGGCTTGGGCGCGCGCGCGCGTCGACTCAGGCGATTGAAGCAAAGTCCTACCCGAGCACGACCGCCTACATGATTCCTACCGGGCAAGCGACCTGGACGCGACGTGATACGACGAAGTTTGCGGAAGAGGGGTATCGTCGCAATGTGGTGGCGCACCGTGCGGTGTCGATGATTGCCACTGCCGCGGCCTCGGTGCCATGGAAACTAAGCGTGCGCAAAAGCCGCAGCAGCCAGATGCTGGAGGCGCACCCGCTATTGGCGCTACTGAATAACCCGAACCCGCTGCAAGGCGGGACAGAATTGTGCGAAGCGCTGTATGCCCACCGTTTGATTGCGGGTAACAGCTATCTGCACGCGATTGGGCCAAAGGATGGTTCGCCGCTTGAGCTACATGTGTTACGCCCAGACCGGGTGTCGATCATCCCCAATGCTGGGGGCTTACCGAAGGCCTATCGCTACACGATTGACAGTCGCTCGGTGGATATTGCTGTCGATGGCATTACCGGGCAATCGCGCGTGCTGCATCTCAAAACCTTTCACCCGCTTGATGACTGGTATGGGCTGTCGCCGATGGAAGCAGCTGCCTATAGCATCGACCAGCATAATCAGTGCAGTGCATGGAACCAAGCATTGCTGCAAAATGGGGCACGCCCTAGCGGGGCGCTGATGGTGAAGGCGGGCGAGGGCAAGCCCGGTACACTGAGCGAATCGCAATATGGGCGATTAAAATCGCAGCTTGATGAGCAATTTTCGGGCGCAGCCAATGCCGGGCGCCCGCTCCTGCTTGAAGGCGGGCTTGAATGGAAAGAGATGAGCCTCAACCCCAAAGATATGGATTTCATCAACATCAAACATTCGAGCGCGCGGGATGTAGCGTTAGCGTTTGGCGTACCGCCGCAGTTGCTTGGGATTCCCGGCGATAATACCTACGCGAACCTTAAAGAGGCGAGGCTGGCATTGTGGGAGCAGACAATTCTGCCGCTACTCCAGACCGTCACCGACGCGCTCAATAACTGGCTGGTGCCGATGTTTGACAGCGCGCTCTCGCTAAGCCTCGACCAAGATGCGATTCCGATTTTTGCGGAAAAACGTGACGCGTATTGGGAACGCATCAGCCATGCTGATTTTTTGAGCGCGGAAGAAAAACGAAAATTGCTGGGGATTGCCGATGGAAAATAAAGCAAACCATCGCGTGCGGGGTCAGTTACCTTGCGCATTTGAAATCAAAGCTTTGAGTGCGGATGGCACGTTTGAAGGCTATGCCAGCATTTTTAATAACGTAGATAGCCAGCGTGACCGCGTGCATAAAGGCGCGTTCAGTGCGAGCATTAAAAAGCGTGACAAACCCGTGCAGCTTTTATGGCAGCATGAGTGGGAGAAGCCAATTGGCGTGATTACGTCGTTATTCGAGGATGCACGCGGCTTATATATGAAAGGCAAGCTACTGTTAGAAGTGGCCCAAGCGCGTGAGGCCTATGCCCTTCTGAAAGCGGGGGTGGTGCGCGGCTTGAGTATTGGCTATAGTGTAAAACGTTCACGCCGAAGCCCGGATTCGGGCATTCGTGAATTGCTGGAATTGAATTTGTGGGAAATCAGCCTAGTGACGTTGCCCGCAAACGAAGCCGCACAGGTGACGGTGGTGAAATCACAGGTACATGACCCGATGGCGTTGCTGGCCCAGGCGATTGACCGCGCTGGCGTGAGACTGCTTTACGCGATGGGCTCGTCTAGTTTTGGAACATCGACTCGCCCGGAGTGAGCGGTGTTGGTACCACCCAGAATGGTGGTGGCAACAGCATGAAACGTTGCTTCATGCTCATCCATCGCGATGGCGTCAAGCGCGGTTTCCTTGAGGTAAAACACGTTGCTGGCCATGGCGGCATGGCGCCTCGCCTCGCGCAGATGTTCTTCACTGATACGAATCATGTGTTCGAACAGATGCACCGTATCGCGCGGGGTGAGCTGTGTAACATGAGCGTTCAAGCTAAGCTGCATAGCTGCGGCGACGATGCTGTTCACCCATGTGGGTTCGGCGCTTGCGAGATTTTGGCCGTGAATGTTGAAATACGCGCGCGAAAGTAAATCCTGGATACGGGATTTATGCTCCGCATTCATGGCCATCGTGGCGTGAGAAACGCGGCGAAACGCCAATGAGAAATCTTGCATAAACCTGCCTGCGCGATGTGTTTCCTAATGGAAATCGATGTTTGTTAATTACCCGGTGATTGTCGTCAGTAGCCTTAATATGTGTTTAGAGTATGTAGCGAGAGATGCAACGAATTAAAACTAGTTATCAATTGGTTATGTTTTATTGCAGCGCAAGATTTTGCCTTAATTATTAAAAAGCGTTAACACACGGCAAAAGTTAACACAAGTTAAAATTTGCTCAAATTTTAGAAAATTTCACCCCCATGGCAACCGACATGTCGGTGGCCATTTTTATTTAACCACTAGAAGGAAGTAGACCATGTCAATTCAGGAAGTTACGGAAGGAATGTATGCCCTGGGCAATGCCTGGGAGCAGTTTAAGCAAGTGAATGAACATCGCTTAAATGAAATTGAGCGCAAAGGCTCGGCAGATTCGCTGCATGATGGCCATCTTAAGAAAATCAACGACGCGCTCGATCACTACAAGAATCGTCTGGACCGTATTGAAACGGTGAATTCACGTCCCGGCCGCGAGATGAAATCGCTTGGATATAATGGCGATGATCAGGCCGAGTATAAATCTGCGTTCAATATGTATCTACGAAAAGGGATGGATTCGGGCCTGGAGCAGATTCAGACCAAAGCGCTTTCGGTTGGAACCGATGCAAATGGTGGTTTTTTAGTTCCAAACCAGATGGCGGATTTGATTGTCAATATCGTCAATGAATCATCGCCACTACGTGCACTGGCAACGGTTGAAACGATTTCATCGGATTCACTCGATGTGATTGAAGACGTGACCGACATGGATGCGGCATGGGGCGACGAGACCACCGTACGCAGTGCGGAAACGACTTCGTCGACACTTGGCCGCAACACGATTGATACGTTTGAGCTTTATGCGCAGCCGCAAGCTACGCAAAAGCTGGTCGATGATGCGAGTATCAATATCGAGGAATGGGTGGCCCGCAAAGTAGCAGATAAAATGGCGCGCCTTGAAGCCACTGCGTTCATCAGCGGCAATGGCACCACGCAACCAAAAGGGATTCTGACTTACACAGCAGGCACTACCTTTGGCCAGATCCAGCAGGTGAATAGCGGTACCTCGGCAGTGGTGACGGCGGATAGCCTCATCAATCTGTATTACTCGCTGAAGGATGATTATGCGCGTAATGCCACGTTCCTGATGCACCGTACGACCGTGCAAGCGGTGCGCCTGCTGAAAGAAGCGACCACGAATCAATATCTCTGGCAGCCGGGCCTTGCGGCAGGCACGCCGGATTCATTAATGGGGGTTCCCGTGGCGATTGCAGCGGATATGCCGGTGCCCGCAGCGGCTTCGCTATCCATCGCGGTAGCGGATTTCAAACGGGCGTATTTGATTGTGGATCGTATCGGGATTCGTACCTTGCGTGACCCATTCACGGCCAAGCCATTCGTGAAATTCTACACCACCAAGCGTGTTGGCGGTGAAGTAGTGAACACAGACGCAATCAAGATCCTGAGGCTGTCTGTCTAAGGGTTTCGGTGTGCCCACGGCTGTTTGTGCCACCCCCACCAGCGCGTGATGCATGGCAGCACTGAACGGTGGGCATGGTGAAAGCCATGCCCACTGACCTGCGCTCATTGGCGTCGACCAAATGCAACAAGTGCTGAAGTAACAGACGTATCACGGTGATAATTCGGCCTTTTGGTTGACAACTACTTTATGGGCGGGGCTTGATAGATGAGCTTAAGGAGCTTGGTGTGGACGATTTAAGCCGTTCGGAAAAAATTTTAGCTGAAAAGACAGTATGCGTGCTTTTAGTACGCGGCGAAGACCCGAATGGCGCTGGGATTTATGCCTATGTCGGGGTGCGCGCCGATAAGCTTAAGTCATTCATGGAAGCCCAGAATTCCGGTCTGTTCTATCCGGAAGAGCATGGGGTCATTATTGAATCTGGCTTTGGTGAACCAAGCGAGGACGTGCGTCTCAAAATGGAACGCGATTATGGCTTTAACCATGCGGGGATGCTCGATATTCCTGATCCCGAGCATGCGAACCGTGTGGCAGCAGAACTAAGCAAGAAAGCCAACGACACCAAGGATTAATTCCACCACCGATCGCATATGCAAATCCATCACTACACCCCGTTCTATTGCGAGGGTGAGAGGATGGCTGTCACGATCAGGCGCGCGGTCAATATTTCCTCCTATCACCTGGCGCTACGTGTGCGTTTGAAGCGTGCAACATGGTTGCCTTCACCCTACTCAACTACTGGAGATTTTATGAGCGATGACTATTCATCGAGCCTGCGGCTTGTGGTGGCTGCTAGTGAGGAGCCACTGACCTTATCGAGCGCGAAAATATTCCTGCGGATTGAACATAGTGCGGATGATGAAGCGATTAGCCGCGCGATTACGGCGGCGCGGCATGCGGCAGAGCAGTATATGCGCCAAGCATTGCTGACGCAAACCTGGGAATATGTAGTTGCAAACCCGTCATGTAGTAAGATTTTTCTTCCTTGGGGGCCTGCGCAAAC